GAGTAAGACTCGATATACCTAACGCTGCCTTCCAAGAACAACAAGCGCTTCAATCTGAAATGCGTCTTGGTGCTCGTTATCCTGAAGGTAGATCTGGAACAATCGACGCTAGTGTTATCACTGGTCAAGGTGTTCAAGCGCTATTAGGAGCATTTGATTCTCAGATCAAGGCTGGGCAAACGATTCTCGCTGAAACTTTTGAGGAAGTTATTAAGACTTGCTTTGAAGTTGACGAGATGGTGTTTAATACAGAGAAATCAGTTAGAGGTGTCGCACAGGGTACTCCGTACGAGTTAAAGTACACACCAAGCAAAGACATCAAGGGCGACTCTTCAATTGAAGTACGCTATGGATTGATGGCTGGTCTTGACCCATCACGCGCTCTAATTTTCTCTCTGCAAGCACTAGGTGCTGAATTAGTATCTAAAGACTTCATCCGTAGAGAACTTCCTTGGTCCGTTAACGTTACTTTGGAAGAACAACGAATTGAAATTGAAAAGATGCGTTCTAATTTGACCGCTGCTATAACAGCAACTGCGCAAGCAATTCCTGCTATGGCTGCTCAAGGACAAGATCCATCACCAATGATTAAAAATATTGCTGATGTTATTACGCGTACACGTAACGGGGAGAGCATAGAGAATGCTGCGTTAGCCGTGTTTACTCCTCCTGCACCTACTCCGCAGGAGCAACAAATGGCACAGGCGCAGTCTGGAATGATTCCACCAGGTTCACAAGCCCCAGTAGAGCAGGCTCCCCTGTCCCCAGCCACTCCTGGATTCGCTTCTGGTGGAATCCCACAACAAGGCGCACCAGATTTAATGACAATTTTGGCAGGTTTACAAGGACAAGCATAACTAAGTAGGGGACAATGACAGCAATAGTTGGTATTCAGGGTAAAGGTTGGGCTGTCTTAGCAGCAGATTCAATGACAACTTACACAGATAGACCTTATGTGGCTAAAGGTTGTGACAAGATAGTCAAAGTTGGTGAGTATTTAGTAGCAGTAGCAGGTGATGCAACTGCAGGTGATGTGCTTTATAACTTATGGCAACCACCTAAGGTAGTAAAAACACAAGATCCAGATCGTTTTGTAATGATTAGAGTTCTTCCCTCTATAAGACAAGTTCTTGCAGAGGCTGGTTATGACCCAAATCCAGCAAATAAGAAAGATGATGATGCTGGTTGGGATGCTTTAATATGTTTTAATGGAAAGATATATCAAATCTCTGATGATTTTGGTTATATGAGAGATGATAAAGGCTTGTATGGCATTGGTTCTGGTGGATCATTTGCTTTAGGAGCCCTTGCTGCTATGGAAAATGAATTAAAAGTTCATGCCAAGGCTGCAAGTTCCGCAAAGAAAGCAATTAATATTGCTATTCAGTACAATATTTGGTGTGGCGGGACTGTTAATATAAAAACTCAATTCGCAAGATAGGATATTAAATGAAAAACAGAGATGTTGTAAGTGGAGTAGGAAAAGATGCTAAACGCGTTGATCTAAATCCATCAAATTTAGTATCTGAGCGTGTAAAGAAATTACAAAGAGAAGCAAAAGTTCAGAATGCTACTGGCGGAACATATAGCCAGGCTACTCAACTACAGAATATAGCATCAGGTGCATCTACTGAGGTGCCTCAAGTGGCTATGAGTCGTGCTACAGTAAATACTGTTGCTCCTAGAGTAAATGCTTCATTCTTTACTGAGCAAAATCCAAACCCAGGCTTTATTACAGATGGTGCTCCAGGAAATACCCCTGGCCGTAAGCCAGAAGAGTTACCTGCACCTGTTGATGCTCCTGATAATAATGCTCTTATAGCACGTGCTATGTTCATGATGGATCCTACACCTCAAAATCGTAGACTTATGGAATCCTTTATTCAAGAAGGTCGTTAATGGCCGATCCGTTATTAACCTCTTGGACTAAACAAAAGTATACAAGCCTATTTGATGTAGATCCTGTATCAAGTAATTTACCAAATATGGTAGATCAAAAACTTGCAGGTCTAGATCAAGCCACAATACAGAATTTTAATTCGCTTGTAAAGATTTTTCCTAATCAAAGCAAAGATTATTTAATTAGTGCTGCTAAGATTGGTCTTAATTCATCTACAAAAGGCATTGAAAAACTATCAGCCAATGATGGTATTGCTCAGTTAAAACAAGATTTAATTAATGTTGATAATATCAAAAGCCAGGCTGATAATGACAAAGGTTTTAGAGAAAGCATCTATGGAGTTTTAAAAGGTGCATCTCGCGTAACATTTGCTACATTACAAGCACCTTATCAGTATCTAACTACAGTTGGTCGCGATCTTTATTCTTTAGGAAAGAAAGATAGTGTTGGTCTTACAGGTGCTTTAAAAAGTATAAACTTAGCAAATATATTCATGGGGGATACAACAAACCTAGGTCAACTTATGCAGGCTACTGCTGGAGTTGTATCTGGTAAAGGACCTATTGATACAGGTTCAGGTTTCTTCATTAACCCTGAAAGTAAAGTAGGCGCTGGACAGGCTAAGGCTATGTCTGCTTATGGCCGTGTAAATGGCAAATCATTTACCCTAGGTCGTGCAGCATTAAACAGTTTAGGTGCAGATCCAAACGGTACACCATATCGTGTAATGTCTGGTATCGTTGATGCTACCCTTTCAATAGGTACTGATCCTTCAATGTGGGTTGGTCCTGGTTCTGTAACCAAGATTATTAAGGGTGGAAAAGAACTTGCTGCAGCAAAAGGTGCTGCTCAAGCAGTTCTTGATGAAGCAAATGTTGCTAAGATAAATGAAATTAAAAATCTTACAAAAGAAGAAAAAGCCTTAATCAAAGAGCGTCATGGCGCTGAAAAGAAGATTCGCCGTACTATAGATAATACCTATATGAAGGCTGATAGAGATTTAACAAAGACTGCTCAATCTAAGAGTAATGCTATTGTCAAGAAATTAGAAAAAGCATTAACATTTAGTGCTGGTCGTGGGGAAAAGGTAGCAGGAGATCCTGATACAGTAGCAGCAATTGCAGATGGAAGCATTGGCGACTTTGTAGTTAAAAGTATTGCTGAGAAAAAGCCTGAAGGTGTAGTTGATTCTATTGCCCAATTAGAGGCAGATTATATCAATACTGGTAAAACATTTACTGGTTTATACCTGGAAGAAGTACCTGAGGCTGGTAAATTACAGTTTGGTGCCTTTGATGGTGGAGAATATATTGTTACTGGTTCTGCAAAAGAACCTTTAGAATTATATGACATTTCACGCACCTATAAAGGTGTCTCAATGGAAGAACGTGGCATTGAGTTAGAGCGTCGTACAAACTTCTGGAATGACTTACAATTAAGATTCCAAGAAGATATATCAGATGAACTAAGAACTGTATTAACTAAATACATTCAAAAGGGTGCTGAGGGCAAAAATGCTATTCAAGCATCTGTTGATGATATTGTTTTTGATGGTGGAACTGAAAGCGTTGCTACCTTAATTGGTAGAGCCGTAGCAACTAAAAACGAAGAATTAATAAACATTGTAGAAGATGCCGTCAAGAATCAATGGCTGGCTGATGGTTATAGCAATATCCGTGCTATTAATGGTGGCATAGGTGGAGTTGTAATAACTAATGGTGCTAAGGTTGGAGCACGTCGAGTAGGCGTTACTGATGTAATAACATCACTTTCTGGTAAAGCAGAAATGAGTACTGCCCTAGGTGCTAAACTAATTGCTTCAGTTAAAGATGCTCAACAAGAAATTTTAGAAGCAAGTACCGCTTTAGAAAATGCTAAGGCTGCTAAAGCAGGACTTGATGGTAAGTTAAAAGAGATTGAGATCTTGCGTGATTATGCTGCACAAGATCCAGAACTAGTTGCTCAAATAATGAATGATCCTGAGAATATTGGGATTGCTAAGTTATTAGATCTAGAGATGGATATTGCAGATACCAAGTACTTAAAAGAGTTTTATAGGTCTGAAGTTGGAATAACTGATGGCTTTGGTGGAGCAGTTAAGGGTGACCTTAATAAGGCTGCTACATATTTGCTAGGAAAGCGCTTTGCTCAGATTGCAGAAATCGTAGCAAATGAGACAGACTTCTCTAGATTACATAGACTATTTGGTCGCAAACTAGATGTTGAAATGACTCAAGAACTAGTTGCTGCTACTAACGCAGATCAAGTAATATCTGTGTTCTTAAAGCATTTAGCAGCACCTACATCTGATCCTAAGATATTCCGTTCTCTTACTTTAAAAGCAGAAGCAGCAAAACTGGCTAATAGTCCAATATTTAAAGTTGTTCCACCAGTTGCCCAGAAAGCAATTGCTCAAGTAGAGCGTATTGAAAAGGGATTTGGTCGTTACTTTACACAGTCTGTAGTATTACCTCTTGATGACATTGATAGACTTGTTAATGGTATGGAAGACTGGATGTCATCTGCTGGAATTCCTGATGAGATTATATCTACTACTATCAATAGAATTACATCTGCTACATCTTTAGAACAACGTTCTGGTATAATATTTGATGAGATTGAAAATGCTCAAGTAGCATTAGCAAACAAGTTATCACCTGGAGATACAGCATTACAAGATGCAGTACGTGAAGCGTTCCGTATTACTGGTAGAGAAAATGCAATTGTTAAGCAATACGTAGCGGAAAGACTTGCTACTGGAGAACTTATATCTCTAGATGGAGTATTGTTAAATGGACAAACAACAACCCACACATTTGCTGGTGACCAGGCTATATTTGAGTATCAATTCCTAGATGACGTAATTAGATTACCTGATACTAGGGATATTAAAAAATTAGTTAGTAAATATAACGATCATAAGATTAAATATGGCACCAAGAACGCATTAGCAGTATTCAATGCTGAAATTGGTGATCGTTGGAGAACTGCTCAACTAGCATTCCGTGTAGCATACATTATGCGTAACATTGGTGAAATGCAATTCCGTCAGTATTTCTCAGGACACGATTCATTATTTAACCACCCACTAGGCTACATAGCCATGATGATGGGTAGTCCAGATGGTGGTAAAGTAAGACAATTACTAGGCAAGGTTTCTAAATATGGAAACGACGTCAAAGGTAATAAACTTGTAGGCAAAGATGCAGAGGTTAATGCTGCTGTATCTGAGGCTATTGAAGAGAACTTTAACTTCCTTGCTAGAAACTATAATTCTGGAGATCCACGTTTTGCTTTCGTAGGTAAAATCTATGAGGCTATAGGTATTGAAAGCGATAAGTACCATTTAGGTTTGGCTAATACATTAATTCGTGCTCATTCAGATAGATTAATTCCTCTTGTAGCAAGACATATGGACGGACAAGAAGATGAATTAGTTCGTCTTGTTATAGAAGGAAAAGGCGAGAAGTTTGCTGGCATTTTAGAAGATTTAGTAAATGGTGGCAGAAATGGTGTTAAAACTGGAGATTTTGCTCAACTGTTTCTAAAAGATAAGACTAAAGTAAATAAAAAGTATAATCTTTCTCCTGAAAATATAATACCTGAAAACGTTAAAATATATTTATTTGATAAAGAATCTACTGGTTCTGTAGCCCGTTATGTAAATAACGTAGTTGGTACTGGTCCTGGATCTGTAAACATGCGTAATCTTTTGGCTGATGGACAAGTAACTGTTAATGGTAAAAACATTAAGATTCCTAGTTATAAAAAAGCAGGAAACATTAACGACTTTGCTGATGAAGATGGTGCATTTAAGACTCTTATAGCCCGTAACTTCCCTAAGGAAGATATGACTGGTTCAACTGTTATATCTACTCGTGACAGGCGATTTGGTCCTCAGCAGACTAAGTATTTGGATGCTGCTGTATCCTGGTTCTTTGATATTGCAACTAAGGTAGAAAACGTTGCTAACTTCTCACCTGAGTTCCGTATGTCATACTGGGATCATGTAGGTCGTTATGTAAATATGATTAACGATGATGCTTTATTAGAGTTAAGAAAGAATGCTATCAAGTCATTAGCACCATTAACCATGAATGGTCGCAACATAAGCATTCGTCGTCATCCTTCTCTACGTGCTATTAATAAAGAGATTGCTGCTCGTAAAAAGGGTAAGTCAGTCAAAGATGGTATTAGTTTAGATACTATGAACTCTATGGCTGCTAAGAAAGCCTCACAATATACAAAAGATTTGTTCTATGATGCTTCAAAACAACGTCAGTATTCAAATGCTGTAAGAGCAATTTTCCCCTTTGCTCAGGCACAATTCAATACTATGTACAAGTGGAGTCAATTACTAAAGGACAATCCTGTACAATTCTACAGACTTGGCCGTGCATATAATTCTTTGACTCAAACTGGTTCTAGCGCAATTTATGATTTAACTGGAACTAAGTATGATGAGAACCAAGGATTCTTTTATAAAGATGAATTTGGTGAGACTCGTTTCCGCTATCCATTAGCAGGTAGCATTATTGGTGCATTGGCTGGCAAGAACATTGATTCAGCCCAAGCATTACAACTTACTGCTCCTGTACAGTCTTTAAACCTTGTATTTGGTGCAGTTAACCCAGCAATCCCTGGCATTGGACCTATGGGTCAGATTGTTTATGGAGCAAGTGGTAAGTCTAAAGCATTTGGTCCTGAGTGGGATGCTATGCGTCAGATTATTTTCCCATTTGGTGAGCCAGAGGGTATTCAAGATTTAGTACTTCCAGCATGGTTAAAGAAATCTTTCTTACTAGCAATCAATAACAATACACAGGTAGAACGTGGTGTTAAAGATTGGGCTGGCTATCTAGCATCTACTGGTGACTATGGAGATAATCCATTAGCAAATGATGCTTCACGAAATCAATTGTTTAATGATGCTCGTGGTCTATCTCGTTGGACAGGTTTGATGACTGCATTCTTCCAGTCTGTTGCTCCTGCAACACCTTCACAAGAGGTATTTGCTAAAGATAAAAACGGTGCTTTAAGAACTCAGACTTTCCTTTACAACGCATATGACCAAATAAGCAAGAAGTATCCTGGTGATTACTTTGGTGCTGTTGGTGAATTTGCTGATACATTTGGTATTAAGAACTTGTTACCAATCCTTGCTGGATCTACACGAAGTGTTCGTGGTACTGGCGATGCTTGGTCATTCTTAAATAAGAATCCAGAAGTTGCAGATAAGTATGCTACAAAAGCGGGAGATATTATCCCTTACTTCTTCCCTGGTGGAGAAGCAGCAACTGCATATTATAACTGGCAAAAGGCTACAGGTCGTCGTCGTAATCTACGTCCTGAAGAGTTAGAACAATACGCTGAAAACATTGTTTATCAAATGGCTAAGTCTCAGATCTCTGAGGAACAAGCAGCCATGGGATACAGCGATGTCTGGTATACAGATGAAGTAATTAAACTAAACGATCAGTTTGGTGGCAGTGCTCCTGTTATGTCAGTTGACATTGGATCTGCTGAAGAGAAGATAGCAAATGTTGGAAAAGCCTTACAGGATCCAGCATTCCAAGATTCTCCTATCTATAGCGAAACTGTTCAATTCTATGCAGCCTATAAAGATCTAGAGAAGTATTTACAAGAAGTAAGAACTACTGCTACCCCACAAATGGGTGCAGGTTTCTGGCTTGCTAAAGAAGAAGCAAAGAAGTTAGATAATTTGGCTACACAATTAATGGTTAACAATCCAGCATTTGCTCGTATGTATTATGGAGTGTTTGCATCAAAACTGAAGGTTGAGGAATAAATTGGCATATAACCAAGGACCACTAACGTCACAGGCGCAACAAGCAACTCAACTTGCTCAAGTACAAGCGAAGGATTCTTTTGAAACCAAATCTCAGGTATATACAAACCCTGCTGCATATTCATATGCAATTGGTAACTATCTTTTAAACTGGAGAAATGAAGCAAGTCCTGCTCCTGGTTTTGCTAATAAACTTGATTATATTCAAGCCCTTCTTCGTGGAAGTGGTGCATCTAAAGATACTACTCCTCGTGGAGTTATTGGTAATGATGATACTAAGGCTATGCAAGAAGTATCTAGAATTGCCCTTCAGAATGGTGTTCCATTCTTAGATACACTAAAAGAATTATACTCAAATAAGAGTCTAGGTAATACAGTAAAGTTTAGCAAGAATATTGCTACATCTATAAAACTATTAGATATTACAGATGCTAAGTCTCAACTATCTAATGCCTACTATCAGGCTTTTGGAGCATATCCTTCACAGGCTCAAATAGATGAATTCCAAAAGGCATATAATACTGAGGCTGAGAAACAAAAGGCTAAGACTGTAACCTCAATGACTACAAAGGGTGATGTTACTAGTTCATTAACCAAAACATTTGGTGAAGGATTTACCGAGGCAGAACAACAACAGTTCCTTGCTAACTACCTTGTTAAGAACTTTGATGTGGCTACTAGTGAAAACCTAGGTGGTCAAGCAAAG